GTAATAGGACGAGATAGAAACATCCTAGACCTGCAGCAGAGAAGACTGCGCGGCGGCCCAACGTGGGGTATGATGCAGATCATGCTAAATCGAATCGAAGAACCTCCCTTCTACGTAAGTCAAGAGCTGCTCTATCTCTATAGAAAGCATTATCTGAGATCGCTTGAAAAGCAGCTGCAGTTTCCAATCGACTGGAAAAACCCGATGGTCGAAAAGATACTCGAGAAAGACGCCAATGAAAAGTACGTGAAGCAGGTGGCTGCTACGTGGCTAGACCACGAAGTAAAAGACTTTATCACGCCGGAATGGCTTAAGTAGATGAAGCACAAGTATGTATTTTTTACTGGAGTCCCAGGCTCTAAGTGGAGCGGAGTTGTCAGAAGAATATACGTGCACTCTATCGGCGTAGACACCTCTGACTTCTCTAATGAAAAGACTTACTATCACGACGCGTCTGGTCGACAGATGCTGGCACATTTTGGAGCGTACTTTGACCCAGACATGGAGTTCGGAAAAGAATTCAGAGAGATGAATCTAATGTCAAAGAAAGATCTAGAGGAAGAGTTCGACAGGCCGTTCAGCTCGACCGACAGTGACGATGTTAGGATCATTAAGAGCCACAGCTTTGCGTATCATCTAGACTTCATTAAAGATACTTGGCCAGAATGCCCTATAGTCATTTCTGAAGCTCCAGACGATGAGTGTCTCAAATGGTGGATACGGTGTGGCGGCTTTGATATCACGTATCCAGACTACAGATATTACAGAGATATAGATACTATGGCACAGCATATCGCGATGCAGAACGACGCTATCAGAAGATTCATAGTAGATAACGACGTCATGGAAATAGAAAGTGGAATTCAACTACTTAAGTATCTAGGTATAGAATCTTATGATACAAATATACAAGAGTACTATAAAATGAATATAAAAGTGTATACTTATTGGAGCAAATACAATGGATAAGATTTTTTCTTTGATTAAAAACGCACCAGACGACGTTCTCTGGCACTTCTCTAAAGACGTCGACAACCTCATAATGGACAAGTATTTCAGCCAAGTGTGGGAAGACAACACTCACAAGTTTAAGTACTCTAACCATGCTAGCATATCTGATAAGGTAAACGCCTTGAATCCAGAGTCCGTGCTTGACGTTGGGTGCGGTTTTAACAAGTACAAGGAACTGATAAAGTGCAGTAGGTTTGTTGGGATCGACCCATACAACAATTCTGCAGATGTCAAGAAGGGCGTGTACGAGTACTATATGGAAAACAAAGAAGAGCAGTTCGACGTAGTGCTGGCCCTAGGTTCAGTAAACTTTGGAAGTCATGACAAGATCATCGCAGAGATCGACTGCGTAGACAAGATGACAAAGCTAGGTGGAACGCAGTTCTGGAGAGTAAACCCAAATACTAAGCACAACAACCATGAAGGGTTCTACCTGAATGAGCTTATGACCTGGTATCCGTGGGACAGGGCATTTATCGAGAACCTTGCAGAAATATACGGATACGAGATAAAAGACTATCAGGAAGAGATCAACGATCAAGGCCATACTAGAATGTACTTTGAGTTCTATAAATATCCATAAAGCAGGATATAGCTATGGCTCAGAAGACTAACTTAGTAATCGATCAGGGTACTACTTACAGTACCACTTTTCTAGTAAACGACAGTACGGGCAGTCCTATCAACTTGTCTACGTATACCGTAGCTAGTCAATTAAGGAAGACCTATACTTCTTCTAACTCAGTCGCCTTCACGGCGACTGGGAACAGTACTGGGTGGGTGAGTCTATCACTTACTTCCAACGCTACTTCAAACTTAGTCGCCGGAAGGTACGTATACGACGTAGAGATATCTTCTTCCTCAAACGTAGTAACTAGAGTATCAGAAGGTATCATAACTGTCACGCCGCAGGTAACTAGATAACAGGAGAACATGATGATTACTAAAGAACAGATAAAAGAAAGCTTCCCAAACTCTAAGGATGAAATCGTACAGGCTTTAGTATCAAGTCTCGACTCTCTAAAGTCTAAGTACGAGATCAACACTCCACTCAGACTTGCTCACTTTCTAGCGCAGTGTGCACACGAGTCTGGCGGATTCCGCGTAGTAGAAGAGAACTTAAACTACTCTGCAGACGGGCTGATGAAGATCTTTCCAAAATACTTCAAAGACAAGGATGTAAGTCAATATGCTAGGAAGCCTGAAAAGATCGCCAACGTCGTTTACGCCTCTAGAATGGGTAACGGTGATACTGCTTCTGGTGACGGCTATCGCTATCGCGGCAGAGGACTTATCCAACTTACAGGAAAAAGCAATTATACTAGCTTCGCTGCTGATTCCGGAATAAAAACAGAAGAGGCAGTAGCGTATCTAAGCACGCCGAAGGGTGCAGTAGAGTCGGCTGCTTGGTTCTGGCGTAAGAACGGTCTGAACAAGCTCGCAGATACAGACAGCGTCGTCGCAGTGACTAAGAAGATCAACGGTGGAACTATCGGTCTTGAAGATCGCCAGAACCATACCGAAGACTTCAAAGAAATGCTGGACGTATAGAGTGACTAAGGCGCATAGACACGGCGACGCTAGGGCCTGTGGAGCTACTACTATAGTGTCTGGCCAGACTACAGTATACGTGAATACAAAGCTCTGGGCAGTAGACGACGACGTGAATACTGACGGCGATGGAGGTCTCAACCCCGCCGGCACCACCGTAAAGATCAATAATAAGAAAGTCGTAGTGGTAGGCGACCCTGCAGATGCTGACAGTCTGTGTCCAGATCTAGGCGGCGCTCACTGCTCCCCATCTGCGTCTGCCGGCAGCGGAGACGTCACTTGCTATGGATGATAAATAATAAAAAAGGAATTTCACCGTGGCTACTCCAACTACAAAGACTGAATTCAAAGAGTACTGCCTGCGCAAGCTAGGTAAGCCAGTCATCGAGATCAACGTCGACGACGATCAGGTAGACGACCGCGTAGACGAGGCACTCAAGTACTACTACGACTATCACTTTGACGGCACCGAGAAGCAGTTCTACAAGCACGTGTTTACTGCTGCCGACATGCCGGACGTAGTAAAGGAGATAGTAGTACACGACGGTGGTACCGGATACTCTAACTCAGATACAGTGACTATTACAAGGGCTGCCGGTACGACTGATGGCTCAGGCGCCACTGCTACTATTACTACGTACGCCAACGGTACTATATCAGCTATTACTATGACAAATAATGGGTCTCTCTATAGGAAAGATCCCATAGTTACTATCAATACGTCTACCGGGTCTGGCGCTTCGGTGACTGGATACGTCGGCGGATATGTCACTATACCGCAGAACATCATAGGCGCAGTAAACATATTCCCGATCGGCGACTACATCGCTACAAACAATATCTTTAATATCAGGTATCAGATCGCCCTCAACGATCTGTATACTCTTACTTACCAGTCTATGGTGCCGTACTACATGGCGTTCCAGCAGCTGCAGCTTCTCGAAGACTTGCTCGTAGGAAAGCAGCCTATTCGCTACAATAGAAACACTAACAGACTATACGTAGACATGAACTGGCAGAAAGTAGAAGCCGGCCAGTACCTAGTAATCGAGGCCTACCAGATAGTAGACCCTGTAAAGTTTCCGGACGTATGGAACGACAGGTGGCTCCAGAGATACGCCACTGCACTCATAAAGAAGCAGTGGGGCGCCAACCTTACTAAGTTCAATGGGTTTCAGCTTCCAGGTGGCGTAACGTTTAACGGAGAAAAGATCTACGACGACGCCCACGAAGAGGTAGACAAGTTAGAGGCTGAGATGTCGAGTGCGTATTCCCTACCCGCATACGACATGATTGGATAGAATCCATAATGGCAACTAGCGTATTCTTCAACAACTTTAATTCTTTCGGCGAGCAGAAGCTGATCGAGGACTTGATCATAGAGTCGATCAAGATCTACGGTATAGACGTATACTACATTCCAAGGACTGTACACAACAAAGACGATGTCTGGAGAGAAGGCGCGTACAGCACCTACGATAGTGCAGTCCTAGTAGAAATGTACATAAGGAACGTAGACGGCTTTACTGGAGACGGCGAGTTCCTGTCAAAGTTTGGAATACAGATTAGAGACCAGATAGTCTTTACTGTGGCGCAGAGGACTTTCAAGGAGGAAGTCGGCAACTACACAGAAGAGGCGAGGCCGTACGAAGGCGACCTGATATACTTCCCGCTTACGGGCGCGGTATACCAGATAAAGCTTGCGAATGTCAAGCCTATATTCTATCAGCTAGGAGCGCTGCAGACTTACGACCTTACGTGTGAACTCTACGAGTCAAACAGTGACAAGTTCAGCACAGGCATAGACGCTATAGACTCAGTATACAATGCTTACGACTTAGACGCCGCAGCCTATAATCTTATTACTGAGTCTGGAGAATATATCGTTACTGAGTCTGGCGAGAACATAATACTCGAGTCATATGATATTGAATTAATTGATACTGATGCTCAGAATGACATATTCGAGAGCGAGGGTCTAGACTTCCTAGACTTTACTGAATTTAACCCATTCAGTGAGAACGGAGTCAGGGCGTAATGCTTTCAATCCCATACTATCACTCTCTATTTAGAAAATACGTAGTCGTATTCGGAACGCTGTTCAACAATATCAGGGTAGAGAGGTTGAACTCAGACGGCTCGGTATACACGTCTTTTACCGTGCCTATAGCCTACGGTCCAAGAGAAAAGTTCCTAGCGAGAGTAGAGGGTAACGCTTCTGGCATAGGAAAGAATGCAATCATGCTTCCTAGAATGGGATTTGAGATTACTGGAATAGAGTACGCTTCAGACCGCAAGCTACAGACTATTACCCCGTACTATACTAAGAACAACATAAACGGCAACAGCGTTCTGCAGAAAGTCTACACTCCAGTACCATACGACATTAATTTTGAACTGTCGATCATGGCCAAGCAGACAGAAGACGCTACCAGGATAGTGGAGCAGATACTGCCGTACTTTACTCCTGAATGGACTGTGAGCGCTAAGCTTCTAGAAGACTTCGACACCTATACTGATATACCAGTAGTAATAAACAATGTAAACATAGAAGATAGGTACGACAGCGACTTCTCTGAGAGGAGGACTCTCATATGGACTCTCGGCTTTACTATGAAGGCCTATCTATACGGACCTACTTCTCAGTCTAAGGTAATCAAGATCGCTACGGTCAACTCATTCGCTCCGATGGAAGCCAACGCGGCGCTTGTAAGGACTGTGACACAGCCCGGACTCGACGCGAATGGAAACCCAACAGTACTTCTTGCAAATACTATACCGTACCAGTCAATCGATGAGACTGACAACTATGACTTCATCATAACAAATACAGACTTCCCAACGAGTAACAACTGACATGACAGGCAAGAAAGATATAATTGGGCAGTCGCTTAACCTGCCCCCTATACCTGAGAAGAGCAAGATAAGCTCAATCGTTCCAAAGATACAGAACGACGACTATGAATATGCACGCCAGAACCTATACGACGTCATAGAGAAAGGCTCAGACGCACTCGAGCACATCATGGACATCGCCAAGCAGTCTGAGTCTCCGAGAGCATTCGAAGTGGTCACTAACCTCATCAAGACTATGGTAGACGCAAACAAGGACTTGCTAGAGCTGCAAAAGAAGAATA